GGATTCGTGAAAGTAAAACAGGTAATAAATATATGTCTGGTCAAATACAACCTAAGCGTGAAGCTACGCCAGCAGATACAAGACAAGCTCCACCAAGTTTTGATGATTTTGAAGATGATTTGGCGTTTTAATTTTAACTAGAAGGATATAACATGAAAACAAACGTAAAAGATACAAGTTTAGATGCTTACAATGATTTAAAAAAAGATTTTCAATTAGGCAAGATGCAGCAAACCATTCTTAATACAATGGAAAATGGCACGCCCTATACCAGAAAAGAGTTATCTCGATTAACTGGAATTGAAATATCTTCTATTGCCGGTCGAGTAAATGAATTAGTTGATTATGGTTGTATTGATGTTATTGGTAAGAAAAAATGTTCTATCTCGTTAAGAACGGTTGAGTCTTTGTTAAAAACAGAAAGGGCATCCTAGATACCCAGTTCTTTTAATTATGAAGAAAGATAACGTAAATCGGCCGGCACATTACATTCAAGGTAAAGTCGAGTGTATTGATGCCATTGAGTCGGCAACCACGGGGCTTGTTGGAATCGTCGCTGTTTGTGTCGCTAACGTAATTAAATATGTGTGGCGATTTGCACTGAAGAATGGTGTCGAAGATTTAGACAAAGCAGATTATTATTTACAAAAACTAAGAAAGAAAGTGAGAGATCAAAATGAGTAAAGACCTTTTCGCAAGAACAAAAAGTTTATTACAAGATCACATAAGACTACTTAATGAACATAAGATAGGCGATTCACACGCGGAAGACGCCCAAGTAATAGTTGACGAAATTAGTCTACTATTACAAACAGATGAACTCAAACAAATTGAACAAAGCATTGATGACGCAGAACGTTTAAAGCTCTCAGAAGAGATAGCTAACGAGATTATTCATGGGAAGTATTGCGTTGGCGGTGCATGTGACGACTAAACAGTTTATAATACTTGATGAAGACCTTGAGCCTTTACGAGTATTTAATACAAAAGTTGACGCAGAGTGGTTTGTAAAAGATAAACCCGACTGTTCAATAAAAACAACCCTAACAGAAATACCATCAAACATAATGAGTCATGATGAATTCACGGCCAAGTTTGGTGAACCCCCATTTTAAGAAAGGAAACAAATGCCTAGAACTCATTACAGTAGAACACAAGAAGAAGAATTTTTAGCGCGAGCTAAACGTTTTATGAAAGAAAACCCCGATACAAATAGAACAAGGATAGCTATGTATGCGGGAGTTGGAATAACAGTGTTGGAAAGATTAGAAGAAGAAGGCAGAATACAATTGCCTCCCGTCTTGACCAAAACACAAAAACGTATGGGAGTTAATTGGAATAAATATTTAGGGAATCTAAGTGGCAGATGAAGCAGACATAGCGAATGATGAGGTTGAGCGTCAATTAAAAGTGACCATGCAGTCAATCAATACCAACGTACCTGAGAATGATTCAGGTAAATGTATATGGTGCGACGCCCCCATCAAAGAAAAAGACGCTCGCCGTTGGTGTTCCGTTGAATGTCGTAATGAACATGAACTTTATGCTAATAAACTATGACCACGAAGTCCCCTTGTAAGAACGTATGTAGATACGAAGAATTTGAAGATGAGCCTATGTGTATTGCTTGTGGTAGAAGTTATGATGACCTAGACAGATGGCTTTATGCATCAGATGATGAAAAGAAAAATATGAATCACCGAGCAAAAGAAAGGTTAAAGCGATACAAACATGGTAGTTAAAGTAGGAAAAGCAGTTTGTCACAAGTGCAAACAGGACGCAAAATTTTATTGCCGGGGCAAATGGTACTGTGCTTATACCACCGAGATGGGTAACTTTAATTTAGTAGGTTACTGTAAAAATGAAAAAGAGAGAAAGGATATGAGTGCAGATAGTAACGATTGATTTTGAAACATTTTATGATACTGGCTACGGCCTTAATCGATTAACCACTGAAGAATATATTCAAGACCTACGCTTCCAAGTAATTGGTGTTGCAATTAAAATCAATGACAAAAGCATTGAGTGGTTTTCAGGTGAGGAACAGGCATCAAAAGGGCTCGGCCAAATTGACTGGGAAAACACCATGCTTCTCTGTCATAACACGCAATTCGACGGCGCGATTCTTAAATGGCGCTTCAACATAGAACCGAAAGTCTACCTCGATACTCTTTCCATGGCGCGCGCCTTACATGGTGTTGATGCCGGCGGGTCACTTAAAGCACTGGCAGAGCGTTACAAACTAGGAGAGAAAGGAAGTGAAGTCTTAGACGCAAAGGGTAAACGCCTCGAAGACTTCCAAGAATATGAACTCCGAGAGTATGGGGCGTATTGCCGCAATGATGTAAAGCTAACATATGATTTATTTAAAAGGCTTTCTAAGAATTTTCCAATGGCCGAACTTAAATTGATAGATTTAACTTTACGCATGTTTATTATTCCAGCTTTGAAACTTGACAGTCCTATGTTAGAGGTTCGACTAAAAGAGGTTCAACAAGAAAAACAAAAGCTATTACAAGGACTTATGAAAAAGTTACATGTAGATAGCGAGGAAGAAGTCCGGAAGAAACTTGCAAGCAATCCTCAATTTGCAGAACTCCTTAAAGAATTCAAAGTAGAACCCCCCATGAAAGAAAGCCTAACGACCGGCAAACAAACGCTTGCGTTTGCAAAAGGTGACGAAGACTTTCAAAAGTTATGTGAGCATGAGAACCCTTTTATCCAAGAACTTTGTGCTGTACGACTAGGCACTAAATCTACCATTGAAGAAACACGCATTGAGCGATTCATTGGCATTGCAAATAGAAACAATGGGTATCTTCCTATACCCCTAAAGTATTATGGGGCGCACACAGGGCGATGGGCAGGGGCAGACAAAGTAAATTTTCAAAACTTACCAAGCCGTGACGCAAAGAAGAAAGCATTAAAACAAGCTATCGTCGCACCTGAAGGCCATGTGGTTATCAACGCTGACTCTGCACAAATTGAAGCAAGGATATTGGTATGGTTAGCCGGCCAACATGACGTACTAGAACAGTTTAGAAACAATGAAGACGTGTATGTGAACTTTGCTCGACGGGTGTATAAGACTTCAAACATTTCTAAAATGCAAAGGGCAGTAGGTAAAACTTGTATTCTTGGTCTTGGATATGGTACGGGACTAACAAAACTGCAAAGTGTATTAAAAATAAACGCGGGGATAGAAGTAGATTCGGAACAAGCACAAAATCTTGTAAACTTATATCGGCAAGTCAATCACGAAGTAGTAAAGCTTTGGGAAGACTGCGACCGATCACTATCTGATATGGCTTCTTGGCCTAGTGATAAAGCCGCTTACTATCTTGACAAACGCAAGTCTATATTGGTTACCTCACAAGGATTAAGATTACCCAACGGGCTATACATTTATTATCCTGATTTACAAATTAAAAACGGGCGTTATGTATACAAATCAAGACGAGGACAAATAGGCATTTGGGGTGGGGCAGTAGTAGAGAACATTGTGCAGGCACTCGCAAGAATTGTTATTGGTGAACAGATGCTACAAATTCATAAAAAGTATCGCCCTGTTTTAACTGTGCATGATGCTGTCGTGTGTGTAGCCCCCAAGAACGAAGCACAAGAAGCTTTAGATTTTATTATGGACGAGATGAAAAAAGAACCAAAGTGGGCAAAGGGATTGCCCGTAACATGTGAGGGAGGATTTGCAGATAATTATGGTGACTGCTGATAAATGTTACTTTGAAACTCCGTACGAATCATTAATTACAATGAAGTTATACCTTGCGTGTCAGATGGCAAAAGACTCTGACTGGGTAAAATATTATAATTTTGAGCTTTTACCTATTAACCATGAAACATTAAGAAAAGCTGATGGGTTTTTAAAAGCACTTTATCATGCACATCCCTATGAAGCAGGAGTTATACGTTTACAACCTAACACTTATTATGACTGGCACGTAGATGATCGACGAGGGGTAAGTGTAAATATGCTTATAAATCATGGACATAGCCACTGCTTATTTAAAAAGTCTTCAAACACTTTAGAGGATGCTGTTACAGGTGAATTTTATGAGCTGAATTATCAACGAGGAATATATTATTTTTTTAACAATCAAGTAGAACACTCTGTATATAATTATGAAGGGGTAAGATACTTGTTAACTTTAGAATTTCACGAAGATAAAGATAAACTAAACTTTAAAAGTCTAACAGAGGAGTGGCGAAATGGGCGATGGCGGAAAAGGCAGCAATCAAAGGCCAACAAATAACAAGGCATTTAACGACGGGTATGATAGAATATTTGGAATACGGTGTAAGCATTGTAGGTATAAACAGCAAAAGACGGAGAGTCAGCCCGTACTGTGTGAGTCTTGTGGGAAAGAATTATGATTGAGTTTGTATTATTTGTTAGTTTAGTAGGTGACTTGGGGCCTGAAGAAAAGTTTGCAGGCACATTTGAAAATTGTAAAGTCGCGGAAATATATTATGATTCAAATTACAGAAACAAAAAAGAATACAACGGCTACCGATGTATTCGCAAAGATTTAATTACAAAAAAAGATGAGCTAAAATTTTTAGGAAAGGGGCATGATTGAATATCTTTTTGTTTTGGTTATTGAATCAACTCATGATGAAAACCATAAAGTATATATTGGGCATTTCCAAGACTGCTACACGGCTAATGAATTTGCAGAAGATTACCTCCCTGATTTTAGGTCTATTTGCCTACACGAAAACTTTATGAATATACCAAAAGAATTAAAAGACAAAATTATTTTTATTAAGGAAGGTGACAAATGGAAAAAGCTAAGAAAAATTTAATTGGGTGCAACAATGGCTAAAGTTAAACAAAATTTAATAGGGGAAAAACATCAAGCTTTACACAAACGTACTTCACAAGGAGGCCGACGCCCTAAGACGAGCACGATGAATAAAAAGATCAAATCAAATTATAAAAAATACAGAGGGCAAGGCCGATGACTGATTTTACGTGGAGTTATTCTTCTTTAAAAGAATATGAGAATTGTCCGAAAAAATACCACGAGATAAGAGTATTAAAGAACTACGAATTTATTGATACTCCTCAAACCATTTATGGTAAAGAAGTTCACGAAGCATTAGAACTTTATGTTAGGGATGGCAAAGAGCTTGCTAAAAACTACCAACGATTTAAAAAAGTGGTTGATACTTTAATTGCGATTCCCGGTACAAAATATCCAGAATATAAAATGGCACTCGATAAAGATTTAAAGCCGTGTGACTTTGATGACGAGAAACGATGGGTAAGGGGTATTGCCGACTTAGTTATTATTGATGGCAAAGACGCTTACGTTATTGACTATAAGACAGGCAGTAACAAATACCCTGATCCAAAGCAATTAAGACTGATGGCGCTTATGCTTTTTTCTCATTTCCCTGACATTGAAAACATTAGAGCAGGACTTTTGTTTATTTTAAAAAATAGTTTTGTACAAGAAAAATATACAAGAGATACTATTTACCAGTCTTGGAAAAAGTTTGAGCAGACGTTAGATAGGATTTCACTTTCTTATAAGGATGATGTGTGGACGCCTAATCCAACTCCGCTTTGTGGATGGTGCCCTGTTGATACTTGCGAGTTTTACAAACCTAGGAAGTAGAATGTTTAGAAAAGTTTGTATTACATGTAATACGCCCTTCGAGACAAACCACCCTAAACACATAAATTGTTCTCCTCAATGTAATAACATTTACCGAGTTAATCAACGGTACGAAAGAGACAATCATAACTGGGATAAATATTATAAACACATTCTGTCTACTAAAAAGGATCACTCCTTAACAGTTGCTGAATTAGTAGGCAAAACAGCAGCACAAAACTATCGATGTGCATTGTCCGGGATCGAGCTTACTTGCTACCATAAGCGGGGAGAAATCATACTGACCAACGCAAGTATCGATAGAATTAATGCGGGAAAAGAGTATAATTACGATAACATACAGATAGTATGTAGGGCGATTAATTCGTTCCGAGGAAACATGGAAGTAGAACAGTTTATTAATTGGTGTAAAAAGGTGACAGAAAATGCCATACGTCAACAAAAAAAGACCTCACAAGAAAGAGTACAAACAGCAGCTCGCAAGGGGTGAGCATGAAAAACGCATGGAGCGCCAGCGTGCTCGTCGTGCGCTAGATAAAAAATTGCCTGATAAAAACGGTAATGGTAAAGCAGATGCGCGGGAAGGAAAAGATGTATCACACCGTAAAGCCTTTTCCAAAGGGGGCTCTAACAAACACGGCGTGACTATTCAATCTAAATCTAAAAATCGGTCGTTCAAAAGAAACTCACAAAGTAAGCTAGTTTCAGAAACAAGTAATCGCGAACGAAAAAAATCTAAAAAATAAATAAAATAATAGTTGACGAGTAAGATTTAATAAAGTAAACTTTAGTCTTTATAGGAGAGGTATGGAGATTATTGATAATAAAGCGTTGAAGCTAACCTTGCTTCCCGAAAACGCTAAAAAAATAAAAAGCAATATAGAGAGATCCAAAATTGTAGCTGAGAGAGGGGATTCATCAGACGTCGTTATTTACTGGGGCGTTGATGAGATGATAAAACTAAACGAACTATTTACTTTTAAAAAACCATTACCTTCTCCCATTACAAGAGACTACAAATGGGCAGGACGGTTTCATCCGTTCGACCATCAAAAAGTAACTTCTGAATTTCTCTCCGTTAATCAGAAAGCTTTTTGTTTTAATGAGGCAGGGACAGGTAAGACATCATCTGTCCTTTGGGCCTCTGACTATCTTATGAATGAAGGCAAGATTAAGCGTGTTCTTATTATCTGCCCTCTTTCTATTATGACCTCTGCTTGGAAGAACGATATATACAATACGTGTATACATAGAATTCCCGGAGTGGCGTATGGTAGACCTGATGATCGACGCGAAGTTATCAATAATGAGCAATACCAATTTGTAATCATAAACTACGATGGCGTAGCAATTGTTAAAGACGATATTATCAAAGCTAACTTTGATTTAATTGTAGTAGACGAAGCTAATGCATATAAGTCCGTGTCAACAACGCGGTGGAAAACACTAAACAAAATACTAAAACCTTCAACACGATTATGGATGTTGACAGGAACTCCTGCATCGCAAAGTCCTATTGATGCATACGGGTTAGCGCGCTTAGTTTGTCCACATCGAGTGCCTAAATTTTCATCAGCATGGCGGGACATGGTTATGTTTCAAGTGACTCGGTTTAAATGGCTTCCTAAAACTGATAGCAAATCAAAGGTATTTAAAGTATTACAGCCGGCCATTCGGTTTGCAAAGAATGATTGCTTGGATCTTCCGGACGTCATGTATCAAACACGAGAGGTTCCATTATCTAAACAAGTAGAAAAATTCTATAACGAATTGAAGAAAGAATTTTTAATTCAAGCCGCAGGACAAGAGATTACTTCTGTTAATGCTGCAGCTAACATGAATAAACTCTTACAGATTTCAGGTGGCGCGGTCTACACGGACGATAAAAAAGTAGTTGACTTTGATATTAGTCCTCGACTAACGGCTTTACAAGAAGTAATAGATCAGACAGAACATAAAATATTAATCTTTGTGCCGTACCGTCACACAATAGAAATCGTAGCAAAACACCTAAACAAACAAGGAATTAGTAATGAAATTATTAAAGGTGATGTTAGTGCATCAAACCGCACAAGAATAATTAAAGAGTTTCAAACATCGGATGATCCTAGGGTTCTAGTGATTCAGCCTCAATCTGCTTCACACGGAGTAACACTTACGCGTGCCGACACAATTGTATTTTGGTCACCTGTATTAAGTGTGGAGGTTTACTTGCAATGCGTCGCACGTATTGATCGAGTTGGGCAAAAGAATAAGATGACAGTCGTTCATCTACAAGGATCCGATGTTGAAAGAAGGCTGTATGCCATGCTACAGGGTAAAGTAGATGCGCATACGCAATTAGTTGATTTATATAGAGAGGTAATTAAAGATGAGTGAAGTTAAAGTAGATTCTTTAGTTAGTGCATATCTTAGTTTACGACGTGAGCGAGAAAAACTAGCTAAAAAATACGAGCAAGAAGACAGCGTTTTCAAAGAGCAGATGGATCGCTTAGAGGAAGCAATGTTGAATACTTGTAATGACATTGGTGCCGAAACATTACGCACCGAGAGCGGTACTATTGTAAAAACTTTAAAAGAAAACTACATATGTGGTGACTGGGATAACTTTAAGAAATTCATTATGGAAAATGAAGCACTTGAGTTATTACAACAACGCATAAGTCAGACTAACTTTAAAGAGTTTATTAGTACTAGAGGAGAAGAGGGACTCCCCCCAGGTATCAGTACCATGAGGGAATTTAAAATAACTGTAAGAAAACCAAACGCTAAATAAGGAGAATTATATGGCGCAACAACCAACAAACGTAGCATTTACAACACCGAAAGGTATTGCACAGTATCCATGGTTATCACAACCTGATACTAAATTTTCAGAAGAAGGGGATTACAAAGTTAATTTGATTCTATCGAAGCAAGAAGCAATCCCTATTCTGAAACAAATTAATGAAGTGTATGCAGAAAACATTTCAAAAGAAACTAAAAAAGCCAACGGTAAGGAAATTAAAAAAGCCGCTCCGCCATGGCAAGAAGAACTTGATGGAGACGGCAAACCAACGGGTAACGTCATACTTCGCTTTAAGTCAAAAGCTGCATACAAACCTGCCATCTTTGATGCAAAGGGCATTCCAATGATTAACAGCAATATTTGGGGTGGCTCTGAGATAAAAGTAGCAGGCTCGATCGCCCCATACTACACAAGTTTAATTGGTGCAGGCGTGGCATTACGTCTACGTGCTGTGCAAGTTATTCAATATGTTGATGGGACTCAAGGCCCAAGTCGATTTGGCTTTGAAGAAGAAGTGGGATATGTACACGAAAATAAATCTGATGCATCTTTTGAGGAAGCTATGGAGGAAACATTTAGTGCTCCAGTAGAAGAAGCTTCAGCTTCGGAAGAACCTGAGTTAAGAGCAGACACTAAGCCTACACCTCAGCCTGCCGATGATTTATCAGACATTATTAACCAATGGTCAAAGGATTAATATGCCTAAAAAATATAGCCAATCGTTTCTACTGAGTCTAAATAAAGCAGACAATGAGAGACTAGGAGTTCAACTAGCGAAGGCCTGTGTTCGTGCAGACCTTCCTATTACTGAAGTCGCTAGAGTATTTGGGGTGTCCCGCATGGCCGTTCATAATTGGTTTAGGGGAGGTGCCATTCGAGATAAGAATGTTACAAGAATTAAGCAATTTTTGAAGGCGCTTAATGAAGCTTGGGTTGAAGAATTTGAAAGAAAAACTGCAGGCTTACCCCTCCCAAATCAAGGTCAAGCGAGGACTTTTTTAGAAGATAGAATAGTCCCTAAAATTAGTTGAACATTAAATAAAAACGTGTACAATAGATAGTGCTCTTAAGGTATGCAGGGTTTAGACCAGTAGAGACTTAGGGGCACTGTCTGACATTATTTGAACGAGAGAGGGTAGTATGAAAACGAATGTTAATAAGAAAGATAAATATTAAATGCTTAAAGATTTTTACAAAAAAGCTCTACCTGATGAAGGCTACTTTTGTGTAGCACACAACATACCGAACACCAAACATTATACTCACGACTTCGTAACTTCTATAGACCAAGCAGTAGAATTAGTAGAAAAATATAAAGAAAAAGAATTCAATGTGTTCATCGCTATGAGTACATTTAATATAGAAAAGAGAGAAGCCGCTGAGTCAAGATACATTAAATCTTTTTATCTTGATTTAGATGTAGGAGAAAACAAAGACTATCAGTCACAGAAAGAAGCACTGACTGCTTTGATGGAGTTCATAAATGATTGCAAGCTTCCAACACCGGCAATTATAAATAGTGGCGGGGGTATACATGCATACTGGTTTTTATCAGAACAGTTAACACGGGATGAATGGAAGCCACTTGCAGAACAATTAAAAACTTTGTGCTTACAAAAAGGTTTGAAGATTGATCCTGCTATCACTGCGGACTCAGCCCGGCTACTAAGATGTCCTAATACAAAGAATTATAAACAAGTGCCTGCGCGTCCCACGATGATTATTAAAGACGCTCCGCTGTACAACATAGACAAACTTAAAGGCGCTATATCTCATGTTGAAATATCCTTTGAAGAGATAGTTAAAAAACTTCCTCTCGATCCAAATGCGGAATCTCGTTTTGCTAACTTTGAAAATAAATTTAGGCCGTTGTTAATAGATAGCAAAAACGGCGGAGAGAAAGGCTGTGCGCAAGTTAAATACTATATTGATAATGTTAAGCACTGTGCAGAGCCTATTTGGTGGAGGGTGTTATCGTTAGCACAAAATTGTTCTGATAGAGATGAGATGATCCATCTTATATCAAAGCCCTACCAAAACTATGACTACAACGAGACAGAAGAAAAAGCATCGAGCACGGCAGGAAAGCCGCATACGTGTAAAGATTTTAATGAACACAACCCGAACATTTGTACAGAATGTCCACACTGGGAAAAAATATCTACCCCTATTCAATTGCACAAGTACCCTATCAAAGCTCCTACTTCAGACGACGAGGATGAATATGAAGTGAAGTCTGTTGAAGGAGAAGTTTTAGAGAAGCCCCTTAAAATGACTCGAGGCTTACCTGCTGAACTTGAACAACTAGGGTATTGGGTAGGAGCGAAGAACGGAAGCACTTTTAAAACAGTGACTATTGTAGATAAAAAAGGTGCTTCGTTTACGGAAGATATGATGATATACGAATATACAATGAAAGCAGTAAGACATGTTCGTAGTTCATCAGAGGGCAACTCTCTTGTGATTAATGTGTGGCTTCCGCATGACGGTATGCAAGAGTTTATTTTACCAATGACTTCGGTTTATGAAAAAGCTGAGTTAAGAAAGACTCTATCAAGTCAAGGTATTTATTATGAAAATTCTCAACAGGAGGAATTAATTATGCGTTATTTTATTGACTACGCAAAAACGATGCAAAAGAAAAGTAAGTATGACATTATGTACGACCAAATGGGTTGGAGTCTTGATAAGAGTTCTTTTGTCATTGGCAAAACAGAAATTACAAAAGATGGTAAAGAAAAGGCAACTCCTATATCTACCATTGCTCAAGCTGTTGCACCTTTCTTAACTAAGAGTGGAACCTACGAAGACTGGAAGACAGCTGCACAAAAATTAAATCAAAACGGTTTAGAGATGCACATGTTTACTATGCTTTGTGGCTTCGGGTCTATCCTAATGGACTTCTCGTCTACAACGGGTGTGGCTATATCATTAACTGGAGAATCCGGTGCAGCTAAAACTGGCGCTCTATACGGCGCACTAAGTATATGGGGCAAGCCTAAAGATTTATCTGTAATGAATACTACATCAAATGCATTGCAAGGCAGATTTTTAACACTACACAACTTACCTTTTGGGTTTGATGAAGTAGGCAACAAGAACCCTTTCTTATTATCAGACTTTATCTTAGCCGTATCTCAGGGCAAAGCAAAGCTTAAAATGCAGGCATCTAGTAATGCAGAGCGTGACTATGAGGCACCCGCATCTTTGATTGCTATCATGACTTCTAATCATAGTATTTATGATAAGTTAAAATCAATCCGTTCTAATCCTAATGGTGAAGCAGCCCGACTGATTGAGTTTCCCGTAAGAAAACCAAAAGCATTTATGGATGACGCTAGACTAGGTAAAGAAATCTTTGATGAATTTAATAGCCATTATGGTTGGGCAGGCCCTGAGTTTGTTAAGGCAGTTTATAAATTTGGGGATAGCAAAGCTATCAAAGAAAACTTAGCTAAATGGGAAAATCGTTTTGTCCAAGATTTCGGTAATGATACAGCCTATCGTTTCTATGAAAATCTTATTGCAGTTACTATGACTGCCGGCGAAATAGTAAATACTGCAGGTATTTTAAAAATAGACCTTGAAAGAATTTATAAGTTTATTATTGGGGAAATGATTACTATTAAGGACGAAGTGGTTAAAGTTAATAATGTAGATTACGAAGCAACCCTACAAGATTATATTGACGCTAACCAAGATAAGATTCTTGCTTTCAAAGAAGGTAAAATTATCGCGGAACCTTTCCGCCAAATTAGTATTCGAGTAGATAATGATGAAGATACTATGTATATTTCTAAACGTGAGTTCGATGCATATCTTGCCGAGCGAGTTATCAGCACCAAAGAATTTGTGTTTCAAATGAAACAAATGGGTATTGATATTGATTCCGGTGCAGGGGTTAAACAAAGGATGAACAAGGGTTGGAAAGATGTATCTAAATCTGCAACCGCAGTTTACAAAATTAGACTAAGTAGTTTGAATATAAAAACAGAAATGAAAGAACATGAGTCTGCGCGACAAGGTTGAGTGGCTCTTTCCTTTTGAATCAATGCAAGTGGGCGACAGTTTTTTCATCCCATCGATAAAGACGTCGCCCTTGATTTATTCAATTGAACGGGGCGCTAAAAGGTCTGGTATAAGAGTTAAGACTCAAATAGTTATAGAGGATGATCTAATGGGGGTTAGAACGTGGCGTGTAGATTAACTGCCGTATTCTTTCTTAATAACATCAGCGGTACGCTTAGATAAAGTGATACCGTTGGTGCTTTCTTCAATAGAACGTAGACGTTCTCTAAATGAACGAGTTAATGTATCGCTCGTAATTGGATTAGATCTACCTAATGTGCTTCTGTTAAAGTCAGATATTTTACCGTCAATTTCTCGAAGCATCTCCATATCACCATTTTGTCTAGCTAAGAAATGAGCTGTGAGCAATCCTGAACGGCGAGCATTGAATGATCTTTCTGCAGCTTTCATAGATTGATTGCGTGCATACTGTAATGATAAGTCTTCATTGGTAAAGCCGAATACTTGTAGAAAAGCATCGAGCCCATTGAGTTCTGTCAGTTCTGCACCTTTTCTTGTAAGCGCTCCCTCTGTGCCATAACGAACGGCTTTCATAGGATTACGTAAGAACGCAGGTAACATTTGTTCTAAACCACGATACATGTTGCCGTTGCTCATATCACCTAGACCTCGGTTAACATTTAAGAAGTATGAGAATGAGGGGCCTAATGTTTGTTCTGCAGCGTATTGTAATACGCCTACTTCAGATACACGACGTGGATCTTCACGCCATATTAAGTTAGCAAAGCCGGTTCTAGATGCGATGTCTAAGTTGAGTATTTTATTAAGGGGCCCACGATAACCTATATCACCAAAGATTTCTCGAGTAGATTCTTCAAAGTCAAATGGCTCATCGTCATCTCCTAGTAAAGCGTAGAGTGATTCTGCTACAACTTGCGTAGCACCATATAAAGGTACACCTTGTAGCCCTGCAAATGTAAATGACGCACCGTAGATACCTAGTATTTGTTTACGAGCCATGTTACGTACTTCTTTAGTTTCACCTTTATAAGCATCATACATACCTTTAATTAGTAGATGCATCATAGCGTGGCCGTAGCGTTTGAAGGTAAACATCACTTTACCAAAACCTGATTGGAAATATCTAGGACCTATTTCGGGCAGCGCAGTACCATGAGAGCGTCGAGTTAGGTCTCGCGCATAAGCTTCCGCATTTACAAAACTGTCCCCTTTTTCTTTAGCAGCTAGGTAGCCTGCTAAGTAAGTTACTTCACGGTTCATACGTTCTGTATTCTGGAACATCCAACCCATCAACGCGTCAAACTTAGCTTTCATACCTATAAAGTCTTTAGCATTTGTTTTACGCATTTCAGTTAATTCATAACCTACGCCACGTCTAAATACAGTATTGCGTATACCTTGTTCATAGAGTTGTTTAATATCGTCTGGTAGAGCCTCATTAAGTTTGCCGTTCTTCATACCAAAAGAATGGTCGGGCAAGAAGCCCCGGTTACTATCTTTACCGCCCCCAAAGTAATACCTAAATGCTTGACCGATAGCTTTGTTTGCAGAAGTAAATCCATATTTAGCAACAAGAGCAGGATAAACAACAATAGCTAATTGCGATGCGTTAACGATAGCTGAAGACACGTTACCAGCAATAGTTGTCATGTAGCTTAAATAAGCGAAGCGTGATGATACGGGTCCTGCTACAGGGTTATGGAAAAAGCTTCGAGCGGCAGGCCCTGAGATTTCTTCCACTGCATAAGCAAGCGACTCATCTAATCTGGTTTTCTGCTCATTAGTCATTGTAGTATCAGCTAACGTAGCTTCTCTAGCAACTGCGCGTTCCTGTTTAATTTCATTGATGGTTTGATCAATTTGTGGGATGTAATCTAAGTTAGCAATCTGTGTAGCCATTCTAGCACCTAAATCAATAAAGCCGCCTACAAGGTCTTGAATCTCACCTTTAGTACCTACTCTTCGACGAGTCTGTTGTTTAATAGATTGAGCAGGCAATAAATCCAAGAATATCTGTCTGACTTGTTCGACTGTTTTAGGATCAACTTTTTGTTCGTTGGTTGTAGCATCTTTTTTACTTAATACTGCAACCACTTTGTCCATTACTTGAACAGCCCCTACAGTCATATCGCCGCGTTGAGATACAGGGTCTACACCACCGTTTAGTAGTTCTAAAGTATCATTGGCTTGTAGTTCTTGTAGAGCACGCAGATATTCATTTTTAGTTTCGAAACGTTTAACTGTTTTTAATTGTTGGTAAGCACGTTCAGCTTCAGCTAATGCTTTTTCGTCTGTCACATTTTCAATCGAAGCTTCATAGTTTTGTAAGTCTGCTTTTGAAACATACTCAAGACGGTAGTCACCTTGTCGTCTAAATGGATGATAAAATTTAAGACGATTGTTTTGGAATTCTTTGATAACAATGTTAGCTTGTGCTTGTGCAGCGGGATCAGTTCCTACGTTTTTAACAAATGCTTTAATGAGGCTGTCACCATATTGTTCATATTTTGTAGTAAATGCAATAGCTAAAGCTTGTAGTTCTGCGGGCAAGCGTCTAAATTTTTCTACAAGAGGTTCAGCTTGATTTTTAGCGTCTTGGTCTCGAGGATCAATGTTTTGTCTTGATAGTTCATAGACGGTTGTATCCCAATCTTGTAATTGCTTATCAGTATATTTAACTTTAGTAGTCTGGTCATTCATAGCAACGCTACCGTCTTTATTAAGAGTAAGCTTCACTTCTTTTGCATTATATTTTATAAGCTTACGTTTTTTGCCTTGAATGATGTCCATACCTAAATTACCAAGTACATCGACTTCAGCACGTGTGGTCTCAACATTAGCCGCACGCTGTTCTAATACGTTAATTAATTTTTGAATACTGGGCAAGAACTTACCATATAAGTCTGCCATTGCTTGTAAGCCTAGCATCCCCATCCATGTTTTTCTTACTGTTGTAGGTAACTGCAAAATTTTATCCCACACGCCTTGAATGTAATCTTTGCTAGGCAGCGGCATTTTTTCAATAACGCTATCAGCAAAACCAAAGTTCTTAGAGTATTGTAGGGGTTGGTATCCGCCTGTGAGTGCTGGACCTGATACC